GTTCAGCATTGACATTGGTGATCCGCGTGGAGAGCTTCTGTTCCTAACCGACCGGAACACCGAATGCCGTGCCACCATCTTGATCAACAGTGAGCGTGGACGCATGGTGCCAATCTTCACCGGCATTGCCGATCAGGTCACGTTCACGAACGACGACTACTTGCTGAGCATTACAGGACGTGATATGAGCGCGCTGGCTACGGACTCGGACGCACCGGCTGGACGCTGGCGGCATGTCAAGCCTGCCAAATTCATTGGCCAGCGAGCGCATCAGCTTGGGCTGACTGATCAGTACATCACCAAGATGGCAGAGATTGGCAGGCTAAGCACCGATGCCTCTGAGACTGAATGGTCATTCTGGTACCGCATCGTGCGCACGAAGGGCTTCTTCATGTGGACTGGCCCTCTCGGTGCGCTGTACATCGACCATCTGAACTACAACGACGCGCCCAAGTATATGTTTGGCTTCCCTCCTCCTGGCAAAAGCACGACGGGTTGGACGCCTGTTGAATCGGTGGCTGTGCGCAGTAACAAGCAAGGTCGAAAAGCTACTGTCTGGGTGTATGGTGAAGATGCCAAAACGGGTAGGCCGTTTTACTCAAGCGCAATCGATCCGAACATCAAGTCGTGGAAGCGCAAGCCGCTGAGTATTGTCACGTCGACTATCGCTAAGTCGAACGCTGATGCTCAGGCCGAGGCCAAAGAAGAGATTTTTGAGTCGATTGTCGGTGCGTTTGAAATCGAACTGACAATCCATGACACTGCTCAAGTTATTGCCCAGAACCGAAACGCGCGGCTCAATCTTCCTGGTGACATGGCGCATCTCAACGGCATCTACTTTGTCACTGGCGTTACTCGCATTGGCGGTGCTGACGGCTTTCGCCAGATTGTTCGCCTGCGCGAGCGCGGATTTGCTATCTCAAAGCGAGTGCCGCAGCCACCGTCGAAAGATGTCAAAGACCCGGCTGACGCCAAGGTGCCGTCGTCTGTGGCTGCTGCGCTCTCTGGTGAAGCTGAATGGGCGCAATCGTTCGTCAACGCAGCGCGCGAGTTTGGTGTACCAGCCGGTTGGGATTTGGCAGTGTTCCTTGGAACACTACTTGCCATTTGCCAGATCGAGACGGCCTTCAGGAACGTGCGCTACAACGGCGATTGGCAATGGCAGCCTTACGATGTTTTCACGGAAGATGCACGCAACCTGAACGTCGAGCGCGAGGCCGACCTTCAGATCAAGTATCAGGGCTTGTTTGCCAATGCACCGAACAGCCCCGGCAACCCATACAACTTTGACGGTCAGGGTGCTGCGGTTGGCCCGATGCAGCTATTGTCAAAGACGTACAAGGATTGGGCTGATACATATGGCTGGAACGGTGTCCCGGATCATGGTGAGCTTGAGGGTGGTCGCTGGAATCCTGATAGCAATATTCGTGCTGCTGCTCGCGCACTCGTAGAGAAGCTGAACATTCCTCCCAAGGCTGATCCAACTAACCCGGATACCATCTGGATCGGCGTCGCACGGTACGGTGGCTCGCAGGAGTATGCCAATAACGTGCGCAATGAGTACAACAGCCGTTGGAAGGACGTAGCTGAGTCTGCGGTCGCTTCGGCAACGACGCTGCCTGCTGGCCTCGATACGAAGATCGAGTGGAACGGCCAGACACTCAATCCCGGTGAGCATGCGCCAGACACGATCAAGAAAGCATTGAACTTTGCTTTCAAGCGATTGGGTGATCCGTATGTCTACGGCGGTGCTGGCCCTTACTACGATTGTTCGTCATTTGTCACTGCTGCGTTTGCTGCTGCTTCACCACAGCTTCGCAACATTCTCAGCGAGCCTGACGGCCGCAACCACGGTGAGACGACCTACAGCCTATTCCAGGCTGGAAGATTCCCCTCAGTGCCAAAGGACGCACTGAGGGTAGGCGATCTAGTCTTTTTCGACCATCTTGACAATCAGCCTCAGCATGTTGGCATTTACATTGGCGATGGGCTGATGGTCAACGATCCTGCGCCCGGTGAAACGGTGACAATCTCCTCAATCAACGACGAGTATCACCGTGACCGCTATCTTGGCGCTCGCAGGCTCGTAGACTGGCCCGATGACCCGACACACAATCCAGGGACGAACTGATGCACGCGACCGAACTTTCGCCTGAGATTTGGAATGCCATTAGTGATCTGATGCATCGTGTGGTGCCGGGGCGTGAAATCACGTTCGGCAAAGTTGTCAAGCGGGATCGCATTAAGAAGCTGATCTGGCTCAAAGAGTTTGGTGACTTGTCAATCCCGCTCTGCTACTTCACGAACTCAGTCCATTACTTCGACACAGTTCCCGTCGGTGTTGTCACTAGCGGCCAGCCGGTAAACACAGAGCTTCGTGAGCGCAAAGACCCCGACTTGAACTTGACCCACCAGAGGTACTGGACTAAGGTACAAACGCCGCGTGTTGGCCAAATGGCAGTGATTTTGAATAGTCGAGGAACTGACAAGTTCCCGATCTGCATTGGAGTGATTCAGTCCAAGGGCTATTGGAAGGAAGTGGACTAATGGCAGTCGATTTGGCAATCGACTACAACACCGGCGACCTAATCGTCGCTCCGCACGCGAGCCTGGATATTCGCACAGGCGCTCGCACCATCGAACAGCGCATCCGTGTGCGCCTCCGCGTGTGGGCAGGCGAGTGGGATCTAGACCCGTCGCTTGGCAGCCGTCTTCACGATGTCATTCGGATGCCAAACTTCCGGGCAGTCACAGAGGCGCAACTTGCAATCCGCGAAGCCCTGCTGCCGATGAATGACATTCGCGTCGACCGCGTGGTTGTCAATATCAGCCCGAAGGATTCGCATGTTCTTGAAGTTCAAATCGCCTACACGCCGATTGAGCCTGGTATCGGCTTTGGCGAACCTGTTCTGCTGACAACCACTCTGCGATTGGGAGGGTAGCGTGCCCGCTGAAGCCCAAGTTGTCTACAAGGATCGGGATGCCATTGTTGCTGACTTGGCAGCGGCTCTTCAGGCACGTGTTCCCGATGCCAACCTCGACATGGATACGATCTGGCGTATCTGGATCGAGACGATGTCACTTACTATCGAGGGGCTGTATCTTGCCAATCAGCTTCTCCACAACGATATGTTCATCCAGACTGCCAATGGTGTTGCGCTCATCCGCTTCGGTGAGATGTTTGGTCGCAGCATCGAGCAGGGAACAAAAGCTACCGGCACCGTGAGGTTCGAAGGCGCAGGCGGCGCGACTATTGACATTGGCGCGCAGGTTGCAGCACCGCGCAGCCAGCAAGAGGCGCTGCTCTTCAACATCATCGAGGCCGGTACTATTCCTGATCCGGGAGTGCCAACAGCACCGACGCTCGCTGACAGCGGAACGAGCGGCAACCCGACCGCGGGAACGTACAACTACGTTGTCACCTTCTACACGCTGGAAGGCGAAACGACGGGCGGTGAGGAGTCGGATGCCCTCATTACTTCGTCAGCGCACCAGATCAACGTAAGTGCCATTCCAATCGGCGGGCCTGGAACAATCGGCCGCAAGCTCTATCGAGCCAAGAATGGTGGGGTGTATCAGTTCGTCACGCAAATCTCCAACAACACGGCGACGACCTTCACTGACAATGTTGCGGATGTTTCGCTTGGTGTCTCGCCGCCGGAAGAGTCCACTGCTGAGCGCCTGACGCTCGATGCTGAAGCCGACGCCGAAGGCTCTGAGAGCAACGTGGCTGTTGGCACCATCACCGACGTTGCCTCGATCACCCCCGGTATCACAGGGGTTGTCAACACAGTGGCGTTCACAGGCGGCACCGACGAGGAAGACATCGAGACGTTCCGCAATAACTTGCTTCAGTGGGTGCGTGCGCCACAGTCGGGCTCGCCACAGGACATGGTGGCCTGGGCAATCAATGTCAGAGGCGTCGAGCAGGCCGCAGCTTTCCCTGGTGACAATCTTGGGACTCCGACGGCTGGCCATGTCACTGTCCGCATCTCTGGGCCGGACGGAACGATCCCTGACTCCTCGGTCGTGGATGCTGTGCAAGCGGAGCTTCTGTCCAAGGATCTTGCCAATATCACGATCCACACGGCAACCTTCACGCCGGTCACAGTGGCAGCCGCCGTCACGATCACGGTCGAGCCAGACTACGTACTAGCCGACCTGACTCCGCAGATCCAGACTGCGATTGCCAATTACATCAACCATGTCCCTGTCGGCGGCACCGTCTATCGCTCCGGAATCATCGACGCAGTCTTCGGTCTTCCTGGCGTTGCGACGTTGTCAGTCACCACACCGGCAACGGACACAACCACTACCTCGACTCAGAAGGCCGTAGCCGGGACGATCACGGTGAGCTAGGTGAAACCTCGTCCGACAGCTTTCAGGGCCGCAGGAGGCCGCACACGGCCGAATAGGGGGTGCCTGTGCCTCTCGATTTGACGATCCCGCCCGAGGAGTTTTACTCCGACATCGAGAAGGACTTGATCGAGAACGAGCCACCGGGCTTGTTCCCGGACAGTCA